GTTGAAGCACCGCTTACAATATTCACGCCGAACAGCCCGTTTAAGACTACAGCTACGAAGTAAGCTCTCCAAGATACCATGCTCCAAGCATTGATAAAATTGGAAGTATCTTGCGGTCCGGGGATTTTGATGATGAGTTTGTCTTTTACGCCTGAAATACGAGTTCCAGCATAAGCGTGTTTGCCGAATATCGGAGTGTGGTTGATAGTACCAGTAGCAGAATAGAATCCGAATCCTTGAGTTCCAGAAGTAGCATTTGCAGCAGTAATTGTTTCTCTCCAACCTTCGGTATCTTTATACCACCTGACTCCATTCCATTCGCCTATTTCGCCATTTTTAATAGCTTCAGGTGAAGCGTAATGTTGTGCATTGACCCACGCACTATCTTGCATGAAGTCATACTTTACAAAGGGAGCAATAATCCCTGCATAATATAAACCGTCATATCTAGGTGCTTTATTGTTTTCAAGGATAGATACAGCTCTTTCTACCGCAGAACAAGTTACGACATTAGAAGCAGCCAGACCTGTACTAACAACGATACGGAAGGTATCATTTACAGCACAGGCATCTTCTAATGCAGGAGCAAAGGTGATCGTATCAGTCCCATGATCAAAATCGGTTACTAAACCTGCATATCCTGCATTCCGTCCTGAAGTGAAGATGATTACTCCATCATTCCAGAAGTCATTCGATGACTCGTCTAATTCGGATGCTTTCACAGTAGTAACAGTTGGTGTAGCTTCTACAATTCCAGTCTTAGCATAAGTGCCTAAGTTATCTACCCTCATCGGATAGAATCCTAAAGCCATTGCCTTTCTATACTGATAATTAATTGATTCACCCATATTAACGCCCAGAAGCTGAACCGCATTGTCAAGTGGCTCACAGTAACTAAATAATTGTATTTCTTCAGTAAGTCTTATAGCGTTAGCATACTTGGCGACGGTCTTCTCAAACTCGAAGGCTTTCAGTTCGACATAATTGGAGTTTGCATTTTCAGCAGTTACGGCGGTTACTTTATCTAAGGGGACATAACGGGTGAAATTTACTATCTTACCCTCTTTTTGAGGAATATCACGAGAGTGGTCTGCTAATTTGTCGGCTACCATGACTGGTTCGGCAAGTTCTAACAGTTTTCTATCGTAATAAGTCTTCAATGCTTGGGTAAGAGTAGCGGTTGTGGTTGGATCATTAGCCATTATAATTCACGTCCTTTTAATTTAAATTTTTGTTTTTCCCCCGTGAATTACAGGCCTAAGTGTTAGTTAGTCCTTTGGTTTTCCGACCAATTTTTCAAGTTCTTCCATAGACATGGTGTCATAATCGGTCGATCCACTCTTTGAAACAGAAGTTACGCCTTGCGGTTCGGTGTAGGTTTGCAGTTTCTTCTTAGCGAATTCTTCTGCTTCCTTGTTCGCTTTCTCAACGAAGTCTTTCTGTTCTTTTTCAATAGCGGCGTCAAGGTTCTGGTCACGCAGTATCTTATAGCCTTCTTCAAAGGCTTTTGTACCGTAGCGGTCAAATAACTCGTTCCTGCCGTCTGCACTGGTATGGTTGGCCAGTATCTTATCTATTGCCTTGCGGTCATAGGGTACTCTACTGTTCTTGTATTTCTCCGTTAACCGCTGTATCTCCGTTTCATTTGCCTGTCTTGCCTGTATTACTGCAATAGGTTTTATTGCTTTTGAGATATAAGGCATCAGTGCCTTGACGGGGTCCTCGCTAAAGACATCATAGAATTTCTGCTTTTCCTCGTCAGTCATACCCTTTATTTCAGTTTCTACGATGTGCCGTGAAGTAGCGTCAATTTGATACTGCTTCATCTGGGTGTCGAGGTCTTCTGATTCTTCCTTAAATTTCCGCAACACTCCGAGTTCTTCGTCTTGTTTAGCGTGCAGTTTACGAATATTAACGTAAGCCTTTGCTAATTCTTCGGCAGATTTGCCTTTCAGATCATCAGGCAATTGTTCTTCTGGTGCAGGTGGAGGCTCTTCACCCCCTTTTGCAGGTTCGGCAGGTGCAACAGGTGCAGGTTTTCCCTTAACTCTTGCTTCCAGTTCTTCATTGGAAAGCTTCTCATAATCCTCTGTTTCTACCAGTCCTTCAACTGCTTGTCCCTCATCAGGGGCAGATGGTTGGTTATTGGTTTTTTCTTCGGTCATGACTCAAAATACTCCTTTCTTATTTTTTCTTATTATTATCTTTAACTATTCTTTTCATAGAATCCATCATATTTTTAATTAACATAATTTGGTCTTTTTCAGTTAACGGTACTGTTTTATATACGTGTCCAATACATTCAGCTTCTTCATCATCATCCCAATATGTGTATGTTTCCCCAGTAGGCACTTGGTCACTTATATAATTACCATATTTATTTTCTTTGTATTCAAATTTCCACCCAATGGTATGTTCTGGTTTAAATATTCCACCTTTTTTTTCAATTATTTTAATGTCCTTAAACATTATATTCCCCCCTTATTTTTTCTTTCTTAATCCCGCCTCATCGCCTTCTCGTATTAACCCGTTAATCTCTAAATTAATGGTGTCTATCGCTTCAACGAAGGCTTGGGCGTAGTAAATCTTATTTATATCCTTTTCACTTAAAGCTATCATGGTATAATATGCTTTTTTATCAGCCATAAACTTCTGTATATCCTGCCAGCCAGCAGTGTTTATGGTGGCTCGCAGGCGGTCTGCCTGCTCAATGGCGGAGTCGTATTTGGTCATTTAATCTCCCTTGTTATATAATTTTTCTTGTTATTACTAACGCAATCATCACATCGTTTTTTAGAGATTGCTCTACCACTTAAATAAATACCATTACAAATTGTGCAAGCCTTATCTTTTATTCTTAATTTATCTATAGTTAACATTTGTTACCCCCTTTGATTAATTATTGGTATTCCCCCTGCACCTGGCACATTCCCCACAAGGTTAGTAGAAGGCGGGGGAGTCCCTCTGCCTAACCCTTGCTGTGGGGTGGCAGGAGTGGATGTTCCTGCCTTGTTGGCGGTCGTTTGTGCCTCTTTCTTTTCACGTGCCTCTTTTAGCCCTGGGATTAGTTCCTCTAAATCCCTAAAATTCATATCTTCCCCTATACGTTTGCCTATCTCCTCTAAATTAAACACTGGCACCATAGCAGGTTTGCCTTCTCCGTCCATTGCAGGAGTTCCATCTGGATTATAAGCAGGTTTTAATATCATCGGTGCTATATCTAACACCTTAATTAAGTTAACCAGTTCTACCTGCTTCTCCTCGAATACGCTTACGCCACGAGGGATAAAGTCAGGATTGCCGGAAAGTTTAATATCTTTCTTTTCGATATCCCTTTTGTTTTTCTCTTTAAACCATTGTGCAGCCCTTTCTTTACCAAGTACGCGGTAAGCAGCTTCCTTACTAAAAAATTGGTCGTCATGCTTATAAAATATCTCTAATACCTTCTGCAGCCACGGTTCAAAACAGTGCTTGACGATATGTTTTATCGGTTCGGCTGCATTACCCTGCATCATTCGGGTTGCCCCTAATGTCTCAGGTAGTCCTTCTTTAGTCGGTGAAGCAGCAATAACAGGAACTGCCTGCGTAGTCTTCATTATCTTCTCTTCTAACATCTTTATAAAAACGATTAAAGGTGTCAAAGCTGATGCCTGTGCGGTGGTATTAATAAAAGCCATTGCCCTGTTAACGTCGTCTACGTTGGGGTTAGTAAAGAATACTTTTCCCGGATGGGATATAACTATTCCCCCTGATACGCCTGCCATCTTCTGCTGGTTCATTACTGCCATCGGGTTGGCAATAATATTAATGCAATCGGACAGTTTATTGTGTGCGTTGGTCAGTTCTTCTGCATAGGATTGGATATCTTCGCCTGTGCCTACGCCAAACTGTTCGTTAGGCATTTTGTCTTTTGAAACGTCGACGAAGATATTTCCGCAGTCATAAGGATATTCTTTATTTCTGATACATACTTCACGGTTGGCTATGGTGACGATAGCTCTAACATAATCATCTTCGTAGGGGTTCACCTGTGCCTCGTCAGATATCTTGCCCTCTAATAGCGATTTAGGCACGTCACCGTGATATTCCAATAGCTCAACCTTATCGGATTTTAGCTTGTTATCGCCACCTGATAAATTTATCATTCCACTTGGTTGTGAACTCTCTTTAAGGTCAATAATACTGTGGTAGACTTTCTGCTTCTCCATCTGTCTCAAATGTGATACAAAGACATCAGGCTTTCTTATCACTATCCAACTACTGTTTACGTCAAGAGCGACAGGATCAGGAAAAGCATTAAGGATATCACATACTTCAATATCCGGTCCCTCAAATATCGTCTTACCTTTTTCCTTCTGTTCTATCCAGGGGACTTTGGTAAGTGAATAGCCGTATATCTCGAATTGCTTGACGTGACCTTCCGCCACATTAAATAACCCGCCCCTGTCTTTCCCTACATTGCCTAACTGGTAAGCAATGATATCTTTTAAGGCAGGGATAGCGTTCTCATCACTTTCTTCACCTGGCTTGATATCGAAGGCTTTAGAAGGATCAGAAGAAGGGAATAGGATATTCATGTATATAGGTGTTTTGGTGCGTACTGACTCTTTTAGTGAAGTAACCACATAATTAGACTGCCATTTCTCTTTCAGATCGGAACGAGTGCCTCTATAATCATCATAGTATTCTGCCCATTGTGCATGACGGTCAGTCATGTTATTCTTGGAGTAATTGTAGCGGTTTAAGACAAATTCAACGAGTGCCTTACCCTTTGTCTTTGCCTCTTCTATTTTCTTTTTTACCAATGTTCATCATTCCTTACTCCCCCGATAATTTTATATTAATGTTTTAATTTTCGTTTTCAGAAATTGTTTTATCAAAACACAAATCTCTAATTCCATCACACATATCATAACCACTTGCCCAACATTTAAAACCATTATCTTTAAATAATTGTTTTAGTTCTTTTTCGAATGGTAAAAATCTTTCTTTTCCTTTGTAATAAATTCTGCATTCGTTCTCTTTAAGTTCCATAATTTCCTCCTTTCTTAATTCCTCAATATCCTTCTGCTCTCTCTTATCAGTTCAGCCGATACATCCATTGCCTGGATGGTCTTAATTTTGATGATGACACCTAATAAACCATCCACTATTTTATAATCTTCATATTTGTTAACAACTAAAACAATGGAATCCTCATAATCCTTTAATAATCCTTCATATAGCTTATTAGAGATAATATTGTGCAGGTTATTTATTTCGCTCATATTTCCCCCTCTCTTATTTTTTCTTTTTATTCTTTTTTACTTTTTCAGGCAATTTCTTTATGTTCGGAGTGTGCTTCACCCATTTATCGAAGGTTGCTTTACTAATCTCATGACGAGTTAACATCGCCCCGAATTTTCTTAATTGTGCCTTACTTTTTAATGGCATAGTTAACCCTCCTTAAAACTTTTTTTATGCTTGGTTCAACAAAATTATCGGTTCAAAACAATCAGCACATAGATAAATAGCACATGCTATTGCATCATGCACCCAATAATCTCCCTTACCACCATTTTCTTTTAAATTACAAATATATTGATTCAGTTTTCTTCCTTCAAATCCAACAAACATAATATTTGCTTTTCCCCCACATTTATGACATTTAGTAATTTCAGGAAATGGCTCTTGCCAAGTTTTATTTAGCCCTGTTTTACCTAAATATATTTTCATTTATCCCCCTTTCATAATCCAAAATAGTATCGATAATATAAACATTCCGAAATAGCCGATTAGGATTGCGAGCATTTGTGCTTTTGATTTAAAAGGCATGGTTAGCTCTCCTTAAAACTTGAAATTATCCTTTAATACTTGATATAAACCTTCTGACAATCTATCTACACTATCTTCGGTTAATGAGTGATTATTATAAACGACATCTACTGTATGGATTATTTCATGTAATAAGGTTTCTTCTATAATAGATTTTGATAATTTATCTCCACGATATTTTTTACATAGATATATTATTAATTCTCTATGGCAAGCAAGACCTGTAAAACTTTTATTCGATAAAAACTCATCATCCCATACCATATTGTAAACATGACCAGCCACTTTGACCTTATCGGGTATTTTCATGTAATTCCTCCCCTCCTACACTGTCACGGTAGAAGGGTGATTCGGTTGGATCACCCACATATTCCATTTTGATTTTTTCCATCATCTTTTTATCTTGCTTTGGTGTACTTGGTATATACCATTCGCCTATCGTGATAAGTCCATCCTTGTCAGGCTTTAATTCGTGTTCTTTTAATACTTTCACAATCTTCTCAATATCTGCACAAGTAGCTTTTTTCTTATTCATACTTCCTCCTTATAATCCTGAATATTTATTGCTATGCTTTTTGACATAGTCGTAATCTTCATCTGCATAGCCCCTGCTGGTGCTTTTGTATAATCCTATCTGCCTGATTGATATGGCTGCATACCTTGCCGACGCCCCTGCATGGTTATTGCCGTCTGCCCTCTCATTGTCGGTATATTTCTGTAAGATATCATTCCATACTCTGCCCCACATCTCTAAATGCCGTCTGCCCACTGCTGTTTTTTCCTCATCGAACCAACAAATAGGGAGCAACCCTTTCAGCACTTCTACACTGTTTTCAAAAGAACATTTCTCTACTATTTCAAAAATAATCCCCACATCTGCAGCGTGGTCAAGCCGTGTCCTTGCAATCTGCCCTTTACCAACCATCTCTTTAACTGCGACATCAGGTGGTGCGTAGTGTTTCCCGTATAAATATTTTTTAGCCTGGAGTAATTGCGCCCAGTAGGTAAATGTCCTTCCTGTCGCTTCTTCAAAATCTATAAACCTTACTTCATTACCTAACTGCTGGACAAACCAGACCGCCATACTATTCTTGCTTATCCCTAAATCCCAGTAAGTATCTACCAGTAATTCCCGTTCGTAAGGAACTTTGGTTATATGGCCTTCGTTGGCTAATTCCTGTAATTCCCTGCCGATATATGTACCTTCTATACCCTGATTAAAACTACAAAAATATTCTTGGTTAATGTAATCTTCTGACTTGCCGTCGTCACGTTCTTTTTGTAGGTCTGCGTCGGTTATAAGTCTATTGCCGTTATGATCATAGGTATCTAAAACCGTTGCTAAAATTGTGTAACAGTCAGGATTGTTTTTAGCTAAATCAAATCTGGTCTTGTAATGATTGTTCCCATTAGGAGTGGAATTATATGATTTCCAACCTTTTGATTTTCTTATCATCGGAGATACGACCTCTTCACCCCTGGGATCTTGATAGGCAAATTCTGTAAATACTGCCCCGTTGCTTGGCTTCCCTCTTAATGTTATATACTGCTGTTTATTTGTACCAAAAACTTGTATTATAGATGTGCCACCAATAGAAGCTACTGTAAGTTTCATATCAGCATTATCTTTATGAAGAATCATCTTTTGTGGGATATAATAATTCATTATATCCCGCCCATCTTCATCCTTGCCTTCCCAGAAAGAGTCACGCCCTTGCTTTAGTAGAGGCCAGACATATTGATATGTTCCAGGATGTTCAAAGGCTTCGGGAAGTAATACCTCACTTAACTCAAATAAATCCTTCCCGCCTCGCCTATGAATAGTTTTCCAAACTTCTTTGCCGTTTTGAAAGGCTACACAAATGGGGATTTCCCACGGATAGGGCTTGTAGTTGTACGGTGAGTCTATAACAAGGTTCATTCTTTTCCTTCATCGTTAGTATAAATAACTTTTTTCAGTGTCACGGTCAGTGGTGTCCCGTCTGCGCCGGTAAGTTCATTAATAGTCTTGGTAGGCACATATCTATTAACAAAATTTTCGAGCATTCTGTCGTTCTTGCTGACTCTCTCAATATATTTTTTCATAATAGTATCTTCGTGGGTTTTGTCATATCTCATTGCGGCTTTAGTAATATCAAGAAGGCTATATCCTCTTTTAAGGATACAACCAAAGTGATTACCTTTAGTAAATTTACCCTTTTCATCTTTCCCGTTTACTACTGATTTATCGGTCATTACCAATCACCCTTATCTTCTTCTATCGTTACCTTAAAACTTTGCCCCTTTAATTCGATTAACCTTATTACTGCCGTAATATCACTCGCAGGTATATCTAACTTAATCCTGCTGTTGCCGTCCTGGCCTGCAATATTGATGGCTGATAATATATCAGGCAAAGAGGCTATGAATACTATCTTCTCCATTCATCATCTTCCTCAATTTCTTAATGGCTCTATCCTTTATATCTTGGACTGTAGCTCGTGGTAGGTTAATTATCTCTTCTATTTCTCTCACCGAATAACCATCGCTATAATACTTAAGAATTTCTCTTTCGGTTGGGGTCAGTTTCTGTAGGCTTATTTGGAAGTCAACTTTAAAGACAACTTTATCCTCATCAAAAGCATTATTGTCTTCCCAAAATGGTATGGAGTTTTTTGGCGGGATTATACCGTAGTCTTCTATCACAATTTTAGTTCTTGTCATCTATATCCCTCTATTTTAATTATAGCGAAAAACTTGTCAAGTGTCCGAGATAGAGATGTAATTATTTTTCCTCCTTTTTGCAAGGGGTAAACTATATTATTTCAGCTTACCCCTTGCTTTATTTATTTTCGTTACCTCACCATATCTTTTAACCTAAAATCAGTCAGCATACATCTCGGTATGCCTTCTGCCCTACCTATTGCTCGCTTGATACGCATTTTGTCTTGTATTGCCTCCCTCATAAATTTCTGACTGCAAGCATTATCAAGATATTCGTTAATATACTCCAGCAAGTTCCGGGCCGTCTGTTCGGGTATGTGTAAAGTAATCACCGTTTTAACCTCCTCTTTTTAAATTCCAAACATGACAATTGTGCAAGGCTATCACCTCCCTTCTAACAATAAAATAAATTATTCTTCTTTCTTCATTTCTCTCCATTCATCATCATTAAGCAAATCAACCATTTTAGAAATTCCTGCTGTACATATATCTCTAATTGTTTCAGGTAGTTTTTCAAAAGTCATTTTTTTAACCCATTTATTATGTTTTAATAATGCTTCTGGCTCTGTATCTGCATAATCAACAATAATCCATTTATCATCGTTATATTTTGGATGATGAACTGCAGTTTCTATGGGTTTTTCTGTATCCGAGCAATAACAAGTATCAACCTCAACGCCATTATTTTTATAATTTGCAATCTTCCTTTCTTCATAATTGCCCATATCATTAAAAAAACTAAACATTTTTCACCTCCCTTCTAACTTATCTATCGCCTTAACTATATCGTTCAAATCATTCACCAATATATATATTCCGCCTGCACCCTCAACGCATTCCTGAAAATGCTTCTGATTATCGCTTTGTTTACCCCCCAGTTTCTTCACTTCAATAAATAATACCTTCCCGTTCTTGGCTGCTATGCGGTCAGGAATGCCCTTGTATGCTCCCATTCCTTGCAGGATATGAAAGTTAAACCAGCCAGTAGCGTTTAAGTAATCCTTCACTTGACGCTTAACCTCATTTTCGCTTATCATATATTTCAGCACTTTGGCTTTAACCTTTTTCATCAGTCACCTCGTTTTTGGGGAAGTATTTTTGATAACTAATATCTATCAAATCTCTAATTGTATAACTATCCCCTATCTTTCCATTATCTTTTACCCCTATTAGATAATGACCATAATTTTTGTCTAATGCCTTCAATATTAATCGATACGCCTCGCCTGGCTGAAGCAACCTAACTACATCTGGAAATTCCCTATAATTAGCAGACTCACCACATATAGGACATTTAATTTGCTCATTTTCGTTAAATTTATAATCCACTACTTTTCGCCTCCTTCTCTTTTAGCCATATCTCATAACTATCTTCCAATATCTCCACTTTATTATTACACTTATCACACTGCCCGATTAAAGACCGCTGAAACGGACAGGACTCCAGGTCTATCGTTAACTTCATCAGATTATGACAGACCGGGCATTCGTAGATATAGTTAGCCATTAGTATTTACCTCCTCTAATCCCTCAATCTCCCTCTTTAGCAGTATCGCCTCGTCATCATCTGTGCAGTTGTTGAGTAGTGCCTCAAGTTCATGCTGTCTAATCTTCTTTTTGTACCACTTATATGCTTCGGTTTTAATATATTCCAACCCACTAAAACTCCACCTTTCAATTATTGCTCTGTTAATAACTCCCCAATCTATATTTTCAGATGATTTCATACAAAAATAATAAGTTAAAGCAATATTTTTTCGTTTACATTCTTTATGCTCAATTTCGTTTAATATTGTGTCCTCACAACACAATAATTCCATTGTAAAATTATCGTTACTCATCTTCTCCCTCCTATTTCTATATACCAAAGTAATTTATCCTGTGCCTTAATCAATTCCTCAACTCGACTGGTGAGGTTGATTACGCCTACGAAACTGATTATCACCATTATGATTAATATGATGATAAGCATACGCTTGACACGGTATAGGTTAGTCATCGGCTTTATCCTCTATATTTTTAACTTTAATTTTAAATTCCTCAAATTCTTTTTCGCCACATAACTCACAGTAAGGTTTATAATTTATCTGTATTCCCTTCCCAGTAGGAATACCTTTACCACATTGAGAACAAACCCATTTAATACCTTCTCTTAATCTCGCTATTCCCATTTTTTACCCCCTTCACCCGATTACCGGACGATTAATAATATTGTGGATCAAATACTGATCCCGTCGCGTAGCCTTTCCGAACTTGACATACTGTATCCCCTTCTTTTTGTCATTATTTATCCGGCTATTCTCTTTCATTTTGGCTAATAATTCTGGACTAAATTTCTGCTCAATTCTTTTACTTTTTTCTTTTTTGTGCCAATCGTTACTTTTAATTTTTACTCCCCATTTGCGTAATCTCCGACATATAGTATCCACCTTCACATCATAGTCAACCGCAATATTAGATATGCTAATATCATTTGCATACATCTCAATTATTATAGCTTTGTCGGCTTGTATCCTTGCCCCGATAATTTTACTACCCATTTTTATTTAACCTCCTTATTTCTTTTAGTCTTATCTCCTCTTTGAAATTCGCTATCCTATGTTCATCACTGCAGAATAAATGACCTGCGTAGACATTTTTCATCTCAATATTAAATCGTTTCCCACAGTGCCAGCAGTAGACGGAAATTTCCGTTGTTTTCATGTTAGCCTCCCCTTTTTTTGTTTTTATCTAATTCTTTATATATATCTTTAATACGTTTATTTATATTTCTATTTCATTTTCACTATAATCACCCATATATCTATATCGGAATATTTTATTTGCTGTTTTATTCCAACCTGGAACTGCACTATAATTCACCTCCTTTCATTCCTATTTTTTCTTTGAAATGTTCTTCATATTTTTTCCTATATAATTTAGCTTTTTTATTATTTCCATTTTTGTAATAAAAGCCATATAATTCCCATAAATTAACAGCTTCTTTACAATGGTGAACTCCTCTTATACAGCCACAAGGTAATTGACATTGCATATTTTCTGTTTTTGTCATCCTTAGCCTCCCTTCGCCTTTACCGGCATATCAAATCCTGCCTCTTTCCTTTTGCGATACTTCTCATCCTGCCCTAACCACATCCAAACCAACTTTTCCACGCCTCCGGCAATAGCAATTTCCTTTTTGTATCGAAGCGGATCGCCTAAAAACTTCCCTCTATACACATCCTGCAATAAGTAGTTAATAGTAAGATTAGGATATTTACCCTGATACATTTTAATACGCCAGTCATCAAGCCCATACCAACACTTATCGGTAAAACTAAATTCCAGCGGATCAACTTCCTTTTTAAGTTCTTTTTCTTTTTTAATAGAAGGAGCTTGGCTCTCTTTAATATCTTCTTTACTATCCTTTACTATAGTATCCTTTACTATACTATGTGTATTATGGGGTGGTTTTATCGAGTTAATCTGTGGATTAATCGAGTTAATCACCAGTTTAACTCCAGATTTGATATATTGGTCGGTAATTCCATTAATTAAATACTCTTTAATTACAACAATTTCTTTGCGGTCTTTTATGGAATGAAAGTATCTTTTTTGTATCCCATTAGAAGTAAGTATGCTATATTTTTTGTAAATATCCTGGTTAAATATTCCCTCACCTAAACAAATCTCGATTAACTTATTAACCTTTTCTATATCAATATTATTTTGTCTTGAAAAGATTTTAGCCTTTCTTTCAGTCCATTCCGTATAATAACTCTCACCATATATTTTCATTAGCAATTTGATAAATAAGGCAAACCCCTCTAATCCCAATTCAACCTCAATCATATAAATCTTATCATCCAATTTACAATCTAATGAAAAATAATCTAATCCTTCTTTAATTGGTCTTGCCATTCATACCTCCACTAAAATAATGTTTCTAAAATCATTTTACCTAAAAGATATTTAATACCAGACTTCTTTTTTATACCCCATCTTTCCAATCTTTTATAAATACATATTGAAGTTAATTTATATGTTTTGGCTATTTCTTTAATCGGCATATTCTCATTATATTTTTTAATAATGTCTTTTTTGTTTTCTAATATGACATTATGTTTTTCTTTCCAGGTTTGCTCTTTTGTTAATTTACTCATTTACCACACTCCTTCTATCGCTAACCTTCTCATAATCTTTAGCATGAAACTTATTGAATTTATTACTCTTATATCTGTAATCGGTTCTATCAAGGTTGAACTATAAAATTTTCCTTTATACTTGAAGCTCCAGATATAACAAGTATAACTTTCCTTCGTAGATTCTACTATTTTGATATCGGTGAAATTACATTTAGATTTCATTTATCACTTTCCTAAATACTACGGTAGCCTTCGTTCTTTTTGACATATTTATTTAATTGACCTCCTAATTTATACTTTTTATAATCGCAGGTCTCGACCATCTTCTTATAAATAAGTTGTCCTCTCTCGAATTTTCTCCAGCAAATTTTTTCTTTTCATTTATCGGTTGATAATTTTGAGCATAAGGTAAGGCACCGCAATCATAAACAAACCTTAATCTTTCTTCGCTTGTCTGTATAGGTTCGTTGAATCCCACTAAAACATAACATCTAATTTGATTTCTATTCAATCCTGCTTTTTTTAATTTTTCCATAATTCTTATGAAAGCCATTTTATTATTCCAATTATCAAAGGCAAGCCAAAGTTCTTTTATATGAAGTGATCTTAATTCTTCAATATGCCAATCCTTTAAAAGCCTTTTATCTAATCCACCTAAAAACCTTATTCCTTTCTGGGTTTTTAACATCTGAAATACCTTTTGAAGATGCTCTCTACTTGCCAAAAGAATATTATTATCTTGTATAATATTGCCTGGTTCTATATTTATTTCTTTAAATCTACCTTCCTTTTCAGGCACTAAACACCAGGGGCAATTAAAATTACAACCCCTTGTAGTTATGGTAATTCCTTTCTTGACATATCTACCCGGAATAAATTTGGGATTATAAGAACCATTGGCAAATGCCGGTCCACCAACAATAACTTTAGGATAATATTGTAAATAATTTTTTTGTAATATAAGGGCTTCTTCTTTATCCCAAGAAAATATAGTTGATATATGAACTTTTTTAACATCTTTAGGCATAAATAAATCAGGCATTCCAATTCTGACATAATCATCATCAGGAGTTTGGCTTGTTCTTTTAATAAAGACCCTCAATATCTTCATTAAATTCTTCTCCATTTTAAATAATTTCTAAAATAAACTATCCATAAAGCTATATGTCCAGGCAATAAACCCCAAGATTTTATATTTATGATCCACACTAACCAGAAAAATTGATTTAATAATGCTATTAACCAAGTATGCTTATTTTTATTCCCAGCCAATAACATTATATAAACAGTAAAACATGACAAAAGATATGGTAAGTAATTTATGATAATGTTTTTCATCTTACCCTACCCTCTCCAACCAGCTCAACTGCACCATTTCACTTACAGGAAATACATCATCGGTCATTTCCCTGATTTTCCTTGCTTTAACGATTAATTTTATCCCCTGGCTTTCCAACCTATCAGCGCAGGCATAACCTTCATATTTATTAATCGGCAGGGAATATCCCCCTGGCTTTTGAGGTGTGGAAATAATTAGATAGGTTTCTTCGTCTATACAGTCAGCAATAATTTGCCTTACCTCCCGATTGGTTATGTTGTCACCGGTAAATTCAATATATGCGTCAGTCAGGTCATTCTGATTAATAGTAGGTTTGTCATGTGCGGTAATAATACTGTAGATAATCTCTTGTTTATTCATTTAGGGGTGCCTCCTTTCTTGAGTATTATATTTTCCACTTTATCTAAATGCTTATATATTTCATTCCAATCATCTACCTTCAGACCTAATATATGCATATTTTGACAAATTTTAGTTGCCGTTTCCCGAAGTTCATTACTAATTACTTTTTCTATGCTTAACATCTTATTTTTCCTCCTTTTTTAAAATCTTATTTATTTACTTCAACAACCATTACAAAACTCTGCAATTCTGCCTTGCTATTTTTCTTTTTTTCTCTCTCGATATCCAAAATCAAGTTATTATAGTAGTTCGCCATGTAATCGCAATCTACTTTCTCCGCATTGGTGATTTC